GCAAATAAAAGAGCTGCCTATTTGAAGCTTTTTATTTGCAAAGAAAATGTATTTTGATCGTCATTAAACGATCCCCGCTAGGGTTAGAAAGCGCTACGAACGAAGTGACGAACGTACGTAGATAGTAGTCACACTAAATGGTAAATTCTATTTGGAACCTCGGACACTCTCAAACCGCCTTGTCAGGATATCAGCGGATGTGAATAGACGTGTGGAACACAACGTGCCCACCACATCTTCAACTGCTCCTGTTAGTGTATAAATCAGAAGGATAGGTAAACCGAGATCTCTAGAGAAGAGGCTACCTGGCACTGCTGACGGGCCGTAGTATACTACGATATCGGGAGGAATTGAAGCCTTCTGTAATCCCCCAGTACCCAGGCTCTCTAGGGTAAAGTGAGAGAATGAAATTCAAAATGCCTTACAACACACAAACCGCCTCCTCGGCGCAAGAGGACAACAGAGTGGAGAATGTTGCTAAATCATCTCCACGCAAAACCGCTCAACCTAAGAGCAAGAAGGTGAAGGCAGGGAAGAAAGCGAAGAGGGCCTTGGCAGCATCGAAGTCACACTTTGATGGATATTGCCACATGGCTTTCTTTGAGGAGAAGGATCGAGCTGCGGCAGCTAGCAATCTGCTAGCATGGCCAAAAGCTGGTGCTATCAAGAAGTACGTGGAGGAGAACAAGATCTCGCTCTCAACAGAGAGAGTGTCCGCGCTGCTTTTGCTAGCGCCTGAAGACGTAGATGCCGTTGTAGCGTACCACATCGTGCCAGGAACATTGTTCCCGGCTGAAGTATTGTACTCAATGGCAGACAACGTTGTGGTCGGTGGTGGTGTAAGCGGGACCAACTTGGCAGCTTACATTGTAGCGTACGCGCTGATGTTGTGCACATACGTGTGCATCGCTATCGCGCGCGGTGCTACTAGCGACAAAGAGAGCAACGAGCGTAGACTGGCGACTTTGGGGCCTAAGGGCTTCAAACCAAACAAGATGCCCACAAAGGCAGAGAGAGCGGGAGCGGCAGCTGCTGGCATCTACAAAGATGCTGGCGGAATGACACCCGTCGTACAAACATTGGACAACTCAGCAACACTTTGGGAGGCTATTACAAATTGGAAAGTCAATGACAGACTCGCTCAGTCCGAAGCTTATGGTCGGGTTATAATCCAACCATCAGCCACAAGGCTCATCTCGATGACCGGGGCGCTCATGGCAAAGATGGGTAAGTTCAAGTTCACCGACACTTTCTCCCAGCTGAAGCCAACCTTAGATCCTGTCGACGTAGCACTGTGTTGGGGCTACAACCTGGACAAGCTACCCACATTGCGTGTCGGTACTGCTTACACTGATAAACACTCCGTCAACTTGTGGAGCTACAGACCTACTTCGGCACAATCTAGGATCAAGGCTGTCAACACTGGCATCGGATACACGTCGCCCCGCGTTAGTGCCAATCAGCATATCGCCGGGGTAACCGACAATGCTGATAAGCTTGTGGATGCCAAGGATTACATCGTGCTCGGTGATATGCGAAAGAAGGTACCCTCGGAGTGGTACAAGGCCGGTAACGTAAAGGCTCAATTCGGAGACAACCACATCGGGATGCTAGTGCAATGGCTTATCATGCTGTGGTCAGTAAGACAAGCTGAGGAACAAGGCTCGACGTGCCACGTCAGAGCGAGCAGCAGTGCAGCTGAGAAGTACACACTCAACGTTGTGCCAGCAAAGAACACGAACGAGACAACTGAAGTGAAGATCATGGAGGCAGTAGCACACGCTTGGGAATGGGCCATCAAAGCTAAGCCTTTTGACCTAGTGCTACCAGGAGATTCAGCGAACCCAATTGACATTATACATATGATGTTCTTGTGTGGTATGTTACAGGATACGACAAAGTTCAGATACAATAAGACAGATCTGAGCATCGTACCGACGTACTACACATATCAGACCGATATCCGAGAGTATTTAAGGATACCGTTGTGCAATTCACTTAAAGCATTGAGCTTGGTGGACTTGTCAGAGAACGAGTACCTGATGACTTCTGGTGGTCTGGAGTGCATCATCATCGACTATGTACGAAGGATGGGTTTGCAAGATCAACTGCACAACGCGCAACTGATTGCTTGCTCATTGATTGTCTCAGACATCTCCAACTCAGACTCAAACCTGATGGGTGGCATTCCAAAGCCAAATCACGTGCAAGAGTACGAACTGTGGCTGTCTACTCGGGCTCAAGGTAGAGGTACCACCCTTACCCTGATGCAAGGGGAGTCGTTCGCCTTATTATTTGCATTACTGCAAATCCAACGCGGAGTACTTATCGACGTTGTGGCTGCTAAGATGATCGAGCGAGTGCAGAGCAAGGGCATACCAATGATCTCGATCGCCGGAGAGAGAGAAGCTGGTATTTTCCTGTCAGAAGTGCTCGGATCAGGAGCTTCTCAACTGATGTCGGCTTGGGGATCACACATGTTCGGATACGTATCAGCTGAGCAAGAGAAGTTGCTGCATACAGACGCTGTTATGCTCACGAGATATCTGGAAGAAACTTTCACAACTGGGAGATTACGACCAACATCGTGCATGCTGGCAGGTACTACTATTGAGACTGGAGCAATGAGCTTAATCTGGGATGAGGCCACAAGGGTAAAGGAAGCGACTTCTGTGTTTGTAACCAAACCTGTGGCTAGAATGCTCTCAATGCTGTACTCTGAAAAGAAGAACATCTTTGACACAGAAGGGTTATTCATGTTCAACTTCACAGACTTCGGTACTAAGAACAGAGATCAAAGGATGACAGTCTCGTCTACTGGATTGCGACGCGTTGGTACGATTAAAGGAGCACCAAAGATGCTCTACGTCGGCACCGTTCCAGCTCACAACACCATGGCACRAAGGCTCGCCCACACGGGAACTGGACCACAGTTGGCTGCACATTACGAGCCTTTCTTTGACCAAGATGCAGCTGCTAACACTGTGCAGACCGATTTGCCAATCAAGGCTGGGCCAAGTGGAAACACCAAGATGCACAAGGATGAGCCTGTAAGCGTAAGCCAAATCAAGAGACCGACTGGACAACGCACCAGAAAGAACTCGTGGGTGGAATTCGCAAAGGATGCTTTAGCTACAGCCGGACGTATGGTAGAAGGGCGCAGTAAAGATTTGCAACCAGTGACCCCACCCAGGAAGGACATCTACGTCGAGCAAATGGTATACGCCCAAGCACCCATGTATACGAGGACAATGCACCCAGGATCAGCATACGATGCTTACCACAACGGGGTGTTCGATACATTGGAGGAACTGGCTTCAGAGGCATCGGCAAGAGCACAGGCTGCAATTGACACGATGAGCGAGCCAGAGGAGAATAAAGCATCAGAGATTATAACAGCGAACCCGGCACGAATCAACAAGCACGTCAACCAGATGTACGCAGTTGCCGATTTTGAAGAGTACGAAGTTGTTATAGCTGAGGAAGATCAAAGAGGACTGTATGATCACATCAAAGTGGTGCCAACGATTGGCGATGGGAGATGCGGTGTTAGGGCTTTGCACGCACAGATGGTAGCAAAAGGAGATATGATTTCGCTGACCGAAGTGTACGAAGTGGAAGCACAAGTGTGCGGGCTGGAGGAGAGAAGAGTAGCCAAGCAGATTTGGGCAACCGATGAAGTGCTAGCACTAGTAGCTCGCCAATACGGCTACAGTTTGGTTATGTACCAAGAATCTAACGATGAGGACCCCACGATCGACAAGGTGCGGGTGATCGCAACAGGTCACAACAGGTACTTAGAGATTCTGTCACAGCCTACACACTGGACAGCAATGAAGTGGGACGCTGAGATCGATTACGCAGACGAGGAGACCTTGCGAGAAACCATTCACGCATACTTGGCCGAGTTCGGTGAAAGAGCGGTGCCAGGTGCTTATTCTTCTGAGAAAGGAGCGAGCGGAGGTGAGAAAGACAAAGTTCTCTTTCCCGCAAAGACACCGAAGGCACAGAAACCTTTCAGGTCGACACCTCTGTCTGCAGCAGATGATGAGATCATAGCTGCGATAGAGAAGAGTACGCCTAAGTCCAAACAGCACAGCGCTGCAGACCACTACAAGTGGGAGAACAAGGCGCGTGTTGCTGTGGTCGGACACCCGCACAGGACAGGGATGACGGAATTCCAAAACGGGGCGATCGGCGTAAGCAGGTACGGGGCTCGCACATGGGACCAGTACGTGGAAGAAGTTGCAGCTGTGCATGGAGGGATATCGAACAAGATTTCTGAATACAGTACAGCGGAGTTAGACGGAACAGCAATTTCGCCATCAACACTGCACTTAGGCGTGGAGCTGAGCCTAACCACTGAGCGGATGATCAAGCACCTAGCACAAGGGGCAGATGACCACTATTACGAAGACACGCTCAATAGGTTCTGCGATCACTACATGATAAAACCCGAGGATAGAGATCATCTTAAGAACTCGCATCCGCGTGTACCAGTGCTTAAAGCACTGGCAGGCTTCGCAGAACTACCGTTTGCCGTGATCGAGGTCGACCGCAGTTCCGAGGTGATGAGGCTAGTCAGGTTGCACAAGTACGTGCCTCAACACACCGCCCGCAGTAGATACCAACCAACTTTCTTGTTGTACGGAAACAATTTGTTTTACCTGAGAATGGGAGAATTCAGCGATCCGAACGCTATAACCAGGAAGGAGGGAATAGCAGCGTATCTGGCGGATGTGCGGACAAGGTACGCGGATAGCTCGTACGCTGCAGCGCAGAGCACGAAGAGCAGAGAGGAGTGGTTTGCCGCTGTGGATAACAAACTAGCGGAAATGGGAATCGAACCTTCAGCCTACAAGTCAGTCTGCTCGGTAGCAGAAATGGACATGATTTTCAAAAAAGGCACAGGAGAGGGAGAGGATCAGAAGGACAAGCTAACGTCCAACCTGGAACGGTTGGCCGGCGCTCTGCTCTTCGGCGGGTACAGAAGAGAAGCTAGATGGATGCTCTACAATGCAAAAGATTGGATGAAAGAGCAGCTTGGCTACTTCCCAGATGATCCATCCTGGATCAACCTCAGAGTAATGGCGATGCTGGCTAATGCGAAAGGTATTAAGCTGTGGTCTATAAATAGCAGTCAGAGACAGATCACCGAGTGGGCGGCCAACACTGCCCAGAATGTGATACCCGCAACGGTGTACTTAGCGAGGGATGGTTTGACAATCTACCCATGCAGTATGGGCACCAACGCGGCTAAACTGACGTCTATATTACGGTTCAATGCGCACTGCAAAAGGCTTAAAGACGAACATGGGAGTATACCAGAGCCGCCGAGCGAGCTGCCGACAATACCAGACGCTAGGGTGAAAACAGCGTTGGCAGTTGGATCAGTAGCTGCAATAGCATTGGGAGGAATAGCTGTTGGCGCGATAATAGCTGTGTCAGTGTGGACGGTGTATCGGAAGCGGGTGAAAGCAGGGTCGATAGGCGCAGCAGTGAACGAGCTGGTCAGAGGGCAGAATACAGCGACCGATGCTGAGTTCGAACAACCGCTGCTCGCGGTAGAAGAAAAGAGCGTGTGGGACGACGGATGGAGTCTGTCGAGTGCAAACCACGATGAAGGAGAAGTGATGCCAGATCGGCTATCACAGTATACTTCGATGGCGGTACCACTAGGTGGTGATCCGCTGGGTGTTACGCCGGCTGGGCCGGACAACGCAGCACCAGTACGAAGCTGGACGAGGGCAATGCTCTCAAAGATGAACTAGAATACACGAAGTTCGAAACGTACGATTACTATCACATGCAGTGAGGAGTAAAGGATGAGTTAACCAGGGGCTAATCCCATATTATAACGGAAGGAGTAATTACAGAGC